GACGCTGACGGGCATGGAACCCGACGCCATGCTGAACATCTTGCCAGCAACATTCTCTGCGCTGACCGCACAAATCAGCGGTTCGTAGCGTATCTTTGACCTGCGGGCCTCATACCCCGCATGGTTTAGTGGTCTGGGCCATCTCGCAAGGGGTGGCCCTTTTTTTTGTACCTTTGGGCATGAGAATTTGCATCGTTTACAACGCCCACCCGACGGGGTGCTCCTTCTACCGCTTGGAGATGCCGAACGCATACCTCGGTGACAACTACACGGAGTTCGATTATGTCTGCGTGGACAACATCGCCAATGTCAAAGACGAAGACCTAAAGACGGTCGATGTGTGGCTATTTAATCGCTTGTGGTGTCAAGGTACGCTGGAGCAAATTCGTAAGGTTTACGAGGCTCTAACGGCCTTTGGCGCCAAGGTTATTTTGGACCTTGACGACTACTGGGTGCTGGAATCGGGGCACATCATGTACCGACACTATTTGGACACCAAGTTGGACCAGCAAATCCGTGAACACATCCGCTTGGCTGACCATGTGACCACCACGACCGAACACTTGGCGCAGAAGATTCGCCTGCTCAACAAGGCCGTCACCATCCTGCCGAACGAACCCTACGAAGCCTACCAGCAGTACCTGCCCGATACGAACGCCGAACCCGAACCGCACTTGTTCAAGATTGGCTGGTTCGGAGGGGCGCAGCACCAAGAGGACATCGCCTTGGTGGAGCATTCCTTCGGCCTGCTGGCCCATGACAAGTCGCTGGATGGGAGATACAAAATCTACCTTGGCGGGTGGAACGACGGCAACCCCGTCTATGACGATTACGAGCGGATGCTATCGTGCAGGGGGCTGAACAAGAATTACGGCCGCATCCAAGCCGCTGACATCTACTCCTATGTGGGCGGTTACAATTTCATCAACGCCACCATTGCGCCGCTCCGGGATACGAAGTTTAACCGGCTGAAATCGGAGTTGAAGGTCGTTGAAGCCGGCTGGATGGGCAAGGCTATCATCGCCTCGGAAACCATCCCCTACACCGACATAATCGTCCACGGCCACAACGGGTTGCTCATCCCCTACGGGAAGAAAGACGCTTGGTACAAGGCGGTCCGCAAGTTTGTGAACGAACCCGACTACGCTCGCTCCTTGGCCATGCAGTTGAGCAAGGATGTACGGGAACGCTTTGACATCAGCAAGACCGCCGAGCGGAGGGCCGAACTCTACCGAAGCATCGGGCGCAAATTGTGAAATTCGGGCGCATCCTACATTTGGGAATAGAGTGATTTACCTATCCCCCAACACCACCAACACCATCGTCGTCACTTGGACGCAGCGGGCCTCTACGGGGGACCGTTACATCTTGCGCTTGACCAACATCGCCAAGAACGCCACGACCGACTTCACCCTGCTGAAATCAGCCAACCTTTCTTCCTACACGAACCGCTATGACAAGTTTTCCATCGTTGTCGGCTCTCTTGAAACGGGGTCGTATAAGTATGAAGTTTACGATACCTCTTCCACGGTTGGTGCAGCCGTTGCGGTGGTTGAAACGGGCTTGGCGTATGTACAGGTAGTTTCGCTGACCTTCAACACCTTCGCCAATTCCATCCAGTACACCGTCTTCGGTTCGTCCGATGAGGGTGTCTTTGACCAAACCTTTGACCCCTCTTTCGCATGAGCGTACAAACCCGCAGTCAGTTGGTAGCATCTGCTGCCACCATCACATCCGAAACCGCCGCAGGAGCGAACACCGCCGCCCGTGTGGGTGGACTATTCGACGACCTCGCAGACACCGCCACCTTGGACCGAGAGCGGGGCGTTGCAAACCTGTACCTTGACGAGAGTAAATCATTCACCCCGACCCAAGGGCAGGCCGTCAAGTTAACGACCCCGCTGAAATCGGGCCTGCTGACGACCTACAACTTTACCCGCACAACCACCGCCATCACCTACACAGGGACGACGAGTGCGGCCTTGCGGGTGTCGGCAAGCATGGTATTCTCGCAGGGGAACGGCAACCAAATAATCATTTACATCGCCAAAAACGGAACCATCATTCCGCAGTCCATGACCGACATCACCACGGCTCACGCAAACGGCCATGCGGTCACTCTTGAAGCGATTCTGCAAGGTGCAGTCAATGATGAGTTCACTATTTTCATCAACGCCGTAAGCGATGGCGGAGAAATAACTATTTCGGCCCTCAACTTCACCGTACACACGCTATGAGTAGCATAAAACAATCATTCACCCAATGGCTTGGGATTGAGCATAAAGTCCCCGTGATGCTTGAAAACAAAGCGGGCAAGTATATCACCTACGGGGCGTTCAACGAGTACCCCTACTATCTGCTTGACAACTACCGCCGCAGTTCAAAGCACAACGCTATTGTGAACGGCAAAGTGAACTACATCGTCGGCGGTGGATGGCAACCTGGGGAGAAGATGACCGTGGAGCAGCAGGCCCGCTACGCTAAGTTTTTTGACGGCCTATCCGAGCATGACGACCTCAACGACATCACCGAAAAACTCGTCTTGGACTTGGAACTATTTAACGGGTTTGCCGTTGCCGTGACTTGGAACAAGATGGGAACCATTGCTAAAATGGAGCATATTCCTTTCGAAAAGATTCGTGTGGACAAGGACGAGCGGATGTTCCAAGTGGCCGATTGGTACGACGATGCGATGGTCCAACTCTACCCCAAAATTGGCGATGTAGAGAAAATCCCCGCCTTTGATGCAGACAACCGAATCGGTAAGCAGTTGTTCTATTACAGGGTGTACGCTGCAGGCGTGAAGTCCTACCCCCTGCCCGAATACATGGGGGGCTTGGCTTGGATTGAAGCCGATGTGCAGGTGGCGAACTTTCACAACAACAACTTGCGGAACAACTTTTGGGGTGGGTATTTAATCAACTTCAACAACGGCATCCCAACGCCCGAAGAACAAGGCGACATTGAGCGTCAAATCAAGCGCAAGTTTTCGGGGACCGACAATGCGGGCCGATTCGTTGTGACTTTCAACGACGATGTTTCAAAGGCTCCCACCTTGGAACCGCTCACGCCATCGGACATGGATAAGCAGTTCGAGATTTTGAACAAAGCCATCCAGTCGGAAATATTTATTTCGCACCGTGTCGTGAACCCCATGCTATTCGGTGTCAAGACCGAAGGCCAACTGGGAGGCAGGCAGGAACTGGTGGAGGCGTACGAACTATTCAAGGCTACCTATGTGAACGACCGAGTTCGCAAGGTGGAGCGGATGATGAACTACTTGGGTTCGTTCAACGGCGTGGAGGGCATGGAATTGATTCCTGTGGAACCCATCACCGAGCGATTGAGTGAGCAAGCCCTGCTGCAAATCATGACCCCCGAAGAACTGCGTGAGAAAGCGGGCCTTCCTGCGTTGGAAAAGCAACCCGCCGATGTGGTTGGACCCAATCCCCAACCCGACGAGGTTCCGCAAACGCCTGCACAACTAAGCAACGACAATATCAAGAAACTGTCTGGCCGTGAGTACCAAAACCTTATGCGAATCGTCCGTCACTATGCCCAAGAAAAAATCACCTTGGAGATGGCCCGCACCATGTTATCCGCTGGTTTCGGCTTGACCCCCGAAGAAGTGAACACGCTCCTTGGCGTGCAGGAGCAGGCGTTTTCCGAGCCTATGTGGGGAGAAGAAGACACCGAGGACTACGGATGGGGCGAGGAGGAGTTCAAGGTCTTGGAGGTGGTCGCAAGCAAGTTTGGGAGCAGCGCAGACGAGTATGTGGTCATGCACTCCAAGCCTATGCGGTTTGACACCGACTTGGACGACCAAGTGCGTCAAGCCTTTGCTGAACTGGGGGAGGAAGAAAAAGAACTCGACGAGAAAATCGAAAAGTACCGCAAGAAGAATCGGGATGCAAGCGTGGAAGAAATGGCCAAGGAGTTCGGGGTCAGCAAGGCCAAGGTCGCCAAGCGTGTGGCCTACTTGATTACCAAAGACCGCTACCCTATCGCAAGAGCGGTGGACCAAATCGCATCCGAGAACCTGCCCAAAAACATCAAGGAAGTGGCCGAACCCGTGCTGGAGGTCCGCTATAAATATTCTTGGGCCGCTGGATTCAGCAACAAGGACAAGAGGACCAGCCGTGAGTTCTGCAAGGTGATGCTGGACTTGGCTGACGCAGGCAAGGTGTACACACGGGACGACATCAACGGCATTTCCAACATCATGGGATATAGCGTATGGAACCGCCGTGGTGGATGGTATCATACCGCCAGCGGAGTGAACCGCCCCCAATGCCGCCATGTGTGGGAGCAGCAGTTGGTCATCCGTAAGGGCAACAAAATTTCAAAAGCATGAAGGCACTATTCATAAGCGAACAAACCCTGCTGGACAACTCGGTCATAAACGAGAATGTATCGTTCACGCAGATACGGCCCACCATCGTCAAAGTGCAGGAAATGCGGATTCAGCCTATAGTCGGTTCGGCCCTGTACAACGAAATGGTGACGCAAGTGGTGAGCGGCACAACGACTGCTCTGAACACCACCCTGCTGGAGGACTACATCCAACCCGCAATGGTGCAATGGTTGTACTATGAACTTCCGATGGTCTTGGCGTTCAAGTACATGAACAAGGGAATGGTCCGCCGTACCAGCGAGGAATCTTCGCAGATGTCCATGGACGAGATTACAAGGTTGACGGACAAAGTGAAGAACGATGCGGAGTGGTACTCGGAGCGAATCACCCGCTACCTCATGGAGCAGAAGGCGAATTACCCGCTCTTCAACTCCCCGCCATCGGCTTTGGACACCATCTACCCCAACGGAACCAATTACAACACGGGGATGGCCTTGGATGCTCGCACCCTCCGCCGTGGTGCTGGCTTGGACCGCCCTTGGCCCTATGACCCTTACTGCAACAACTGTTGAACCCTATGGGAGCGCATTCAAAAAATATTCTGAAATTACAGGCTTATGTCATGGATAAAAATCAAGCAGGCACTCCTTGCGCTTGCAAATGCCCACCCGCAAGTAAACTCCTTCGGGACGGGCGACCCGCTTGCAATCGGAACGGACAACACGATAAACCTGCGAACCCCAAGCCGTGAGCGAATCGTCTATCCGCTCGTCTTTGCGGATGTTCAGTCAGCGAGTACGGATTTGGGTAGCCTTAACCTTACTGTGGGTGTCTATTTTTCTGACCGAGTGGAATCCATTGCCACGATGGGTGGAGTGGTTTCGGGCAGCCCGACGCTGGGTTGGCAGGATAACGAGGACGAGGTTTTGAGCGACCAACTGCAAATCGCACAAGACTTCATATCCTCGCTCACAAACGACCCGACGCAAGAGTGGACGCTAAGTACCAGCGTCAGCC